AGGAAGCGGAGACGCTCCCTGGCTTTCTCGCATATTTTGGCCTGAAGGATCTTCCCGTTGTCGATCAGCGGAAGGAGGCACTGCGAATAACGCGGCTACCAATTTTTGACGCGGCTCCCGACTCGCTTCGTCGGATTCTCAAGGACGCCGGTCTTATCGCCTAGGGCCAAGCGTAGGCTGTTGCAATCTGTAACAGGAGGATGCTAATATGTCTCAAGAGACGAAGAACGAAGCCACCGACGCCCTGGAGGATGACGTGGCTCAGACCCAGGCGGTCCCGTCTCCTTCCCCCACGGCCCAGGCGGCCACCCCGTCCCCGGTGGACACAGACGACAACGCCGCGGAGAGCGAGCTGAAGAAGCTGCGCTCTGAGGCTCAGGCGCTCCGTCGGAGACTCCGCGACGCGGAGAGCGCTCAGGCGGAAGCGGAGAAGGCAAAGCTGCCAGAGCTGGAGCGCCTTGGCCTGGAGCGCGATCAGTACCGCCAACGCGTCGAAGCGCTGGAGGCGTCCATCAAGTCGGAACGGATCACCCGTATGGCTCTCGAGATCTCCGGAGCGCTTGGCGCGATTGAGCCGGGAGCGGTAGCCAAGCTGGTCGAATTGGCCACCGTGGAGTGGGACGAAGATTTCAGGCCAACCAACGTGGAGTCCCTCGTGAAGGATCTCCGGAAGGCTCACCCGCGCTTATTCCAGGCGGCTGCGGGAGACGGGAACGGAGGCGCGAGGGATCAGACCTCCGCTCCGCTCAATAGCCTGGATCGTATGGCACGAGCGTTCGCGAAGACCGAACGCCGGTAACGGGGAGAACCATCCATGGCCATTACCCTGGTCGAATCCGCTAAGTACAGTCAGAACGATCTTCAGGCTGGCGTGCTCGAGACGATTATGGAAGACATGCCGCTGATGCAGGTCCTTCCGTTTGAGACGATCTCCGGCAACGCCTATGCCTACGCCCAGGAGACGACTCTCCCCGGCGCTGCCTTCCGTGCGCTCAATTCCGCCTACACGGAGAGCACGGGGACGATCACCCAGAAGACGGAGACCCTGGCTATCCTTGGCGGCGACGCGGACGTGGACCGCTTCGTCATTCAGACGCGTCCCGGCGAACTGGCGAACATCCGCGCGGAGGTCACCCGGAGCAAGGCCAAGGCGGTCCGGATGACCTTCCTGGACACGTTCGTCAACGGGGATACGGACTCCGACGCGAACGCGTTCAATGGTCTGAAGAAGCGGGTCACCGGGACCTCTCAGGAGATCTCCGCGGCGACGAACGGTCTGGCTATCGTCGGCAGTGATGACGCGGCGCGTCATACGTTCCTCGACAAGCTGGACGAATTGATCGCGCTGGTCCCCGGCAGTCCGGACATGCTCCTCATGAATGACGCGGTCTTGTCGAAGATCCGGAGCAGCGCGCGTCGCCTCACGATCTACGATCAGACCGTGGACGCGTTCGGTCGGATGGTCTCCACTTATCGCGGTATCCCGCTCGTGGACGTGGGCTACAAGGCTGACGGCAGTACGCGCGTCCTCCCGCAGACGGAGACGCAAGGCAGCTCGAGTCTGACGTCTTCGATCTACGCCATCAAGATGGGCAGGACTCCCGCGGACCGCGGCATCACCGGCCTGACCAATGGCGGGATCCTGGTCACCGATCTCGGTGAACTGGAGACCAAGCCGGTCCTCCGCACGCGCATTGAGTTCTATGTGGGTCTCGCGAACCACGGGGACCGCGCCATTGCCCGCCTGAAGGGCGTGCTGGCCAGCTAGCAAAGGAGAGACGCCGGGAGCGCGGTACGCTCCCGGCGCTCGCTCAGGAGGAGTCGCCGTGGACGCGGAGAAGCCAGTCATCATCGAATATCGGACGGGAGCGCTCTCCGGCGCTCGCTATGTCGTGATCTCCGCGAGCGCCGCGCGAAGCGTTCATCCTGAAGCCGAAATCGTCGGCTATGAGGACGGCACGCCGTTCGCCGCCGAAGGGAGGAAGGGGAAGAAGGCCGACAAGCCGGAGGAGCCGGTGGACTGGTCTCAGGTCCGAACGTATGAATTGATGGATGACGGGACCTCGCGCGAGGTAGCCGAATGACCACCGCGGAGGCGCTCGCGGACCTGGAGCGAATGGTAGTGCGGACCAGCGATCCGACGCTCTCGGCATCGGATATGAATCGCCTGGTGGAGCTGGCACGAATCGCTGACGTGTACGGGAATCCTCCCGACGCTTACAGCGAGTGGAAGGCTAGCGAGCACGTCTCCTCCGCGCAGACTCGCGTGCCCGTCAGCCGCAATGGATACGTGTATCGCGCTATCTCCTCCGGTCATACCGGAGCGACGGAGCCGACGTGGCCGAAGACCATTGGAGCGACCGTCTCCGACCATCACGTGACCTGGGAGTGCTACGCGGAAGCGCCGTGGCGGTGGACGTGGGACCTCGCAGGCGCCGCATCCGTTGGCTGGTCCTGGAAGGCGGCGAAGGCCGCCACTGACGTCTCCTTCTCCGCGGATGGGCTTCAGGTCTCCGTCGGTGACTTGATCAAAAACTGCCGCCTGATGTCGGAGATCTACGCGCGGCAGTCCGTCGGCACCGTGACCTCCGTCTCCGTCGAATCGCCGCGGTCATATCCGCGCTCGTGGGATCGTCGTGATACGCCTCCCTTCTGAGCGGCTGGACCGCTTGCGCGCGATTCAGGTGACCGCGCTCCCGGAGACCTGCACGGTCATTCGTTCCGGGACAGCTACCTCCGACGGACGGGGAGGAAGCACCTCCACCCGCTCTGTGGTCGCGACCGTGCCCTGTCGCGTGGCAGGAAGTCAGTATCAGGGCGGAGGAGGGGAAAACACGACGGAGAGCCGACTCCTCTCTGAGAACACGTTCACGGTCACGATGGCCTATGGCACGGACGTCCGGAGCGGAGACCGCGTCTCCTTTGACGGTCGCACGCTAGAGGTAACGGGACGGGACGGAGATCTCGCGTGGGGGACCGCGGTCCGTCTCGCGTGCGTGGAGCGAGTGCCGTGAGCGGAGTCAGCATCAACAAGAAGCTCAACGACTTTGACCGGATCGCCTCTCGCTTCCCGGATCGCGTCTCCGTGATCATCCGGAAGGGATCCGCGGACATCCAGCGCATCGGACAGAAGAACACGCCGATTGGTCCGACAGGAAATCTCCGGAACAACGTAGTCAATTCCTATCGTCCCGGATCTCTCAGCGCGAGTATTCGCTGGGTGATGCAGTACGCAGCCTACGTCCACGAGGGGACGTACAAGATGCCTGGCCGTCCCTTCGCGAGCGACGCGGTGGAGACGGTCTGGCCGTCCGTCGTGGAAGCGTTCCAGAGCCTGGAGAAGGATCTCTAATGCTCTCCGACGCCGTGGACCAGTTCATTTTCGGGAGGATCTCCGCGCTGCCTAGCGTGCAGGCTCTCGTGGGCGCCAGGATCTATCGGGAGATTGCTCCGCTAGACTCCGCGCTCCCGCTGATCGTCTTCGCACGGTTGGATCAGGAGGACCTCTCCGCTATCGGGCAACCCGTTACCTCATCCATCTTCATGTACGACATTCAGATTCACGCGGAGGGACTCTCCTCCGCGCCGCTCCTCTCAGCGACGGAGGCCATCGTGGACGCTCTCGATGGCGTCGCCGGAGCGGTCGGAAGCGTCTACATCGCCGCACGCAAGATCCGGGACACGCGGATCCCCACCTACGTCTCCGACGGCCTGATCCATCAGCGAATCGGAGGAGAGTTTGAGTTGTTCGCCGCGAACAACTAGGGAGGTAGAAAATGCCACGCAGTCGTGCAGTTCAGGGATTTCAGCTGGGAGCGGAGACGACTCCCGGGACCACGGTGGCCGCGGGGAAGAAGCTGACGGACCTCATCCTGACGCCGGGACCGGAAGCCTCCGCGGATCTCATTACGTCCACGGGGTACGTGGTTCCGACCGGAGTCCAGGTCACTCAGGAGTGGACGACGGGAGAGGTCAGTGGCCGAATCGGGTACAACTCCCTGGTCTATATCCTCTCCTCCGTCCTGGGCGCGGCCACGCCGTCCACGAGCATTACCGTCGGCACAACCGCGACGGGGACGCTCGCGCGTCAGTGGGGATTCAGCGCCGCCACGACCGCGGCCACGACGCCGAAGACGTACACACTCGAGTATGGCGACGCCTCTCGCGCGTACCGCTCCGCTCACGGCTTCTTCAATAACCTGACCCTGTCCATTGACCGGACGAAGGCGGAGCTGCAAAGCGCCTTCATTGGCCGGAAGCTGGCGACGGGGATCACCCTCACGTCCACGCCCACGGAGATCCAGTCCTCCATCGCCATGCCTCCGTCGTGGAGCGTCTACATTGACGACTCCGGCGCGACACTAGGGACCACGAAGGCCACGACCGTCTATGAGGCTGAGATCGCCCTGGGGGACCGCTTCGGCGTGGACTGGCCGATCAACGCGACGGAGACCTCCTTCAGTTCCTACGTGGACATGGAAGGCCAGACACCGACTTCCACGCTCCGCTTTGCCGCGGATGCGACCTCCGACGCGCTGATGGGCACGACGTTCCCGGCAGGCTCCAAGAAGTTTATCCGCCTGGAGAGCCTGGGCACGACCATCGAGTCTTCGACGAAGTACGCGCTGCGCATTGACCTCTGCGCGATCATTACCAAGCCCAACTCCTTCGACTCGCTGAACGGGGTAGAGGTCCAGTCCTTCGACTTCACCCTTGCCTACGACACGACCTGGGGCAAGTGGCTTGACGTCAAAATCGTCAACACGATGACCGCGCTGTAGGAAGGACTCTGACGTGTCGCGTATCAAGCTGGCGGATATTGTCGATGACCGGCGCGAGTGCGAGGTGGACCTGGGGAACGGGGCAACCCTCCCCGTGGTCTACCACCCGCAGCGCGTGACCGCGGGATTCTACAGCCGCGCGATGAAGCTTCTCCGGGAGGACGATCCTGGCTTTGCTTGCAAGGCGCTGGAGGACGTCCTGATCTCGATGGACCTGGAGGGGCCGATTGACGGGAGGCTGGAGGACGGCAGCTGGGGTCGAATCGTGGAGGAAGGCGCTCCCGTTCCGATCACCGCGGACGTCCTCCAGTGGATCCCGCAGTGGATCCTGATGGGGATCCTGGACGGGATCGCGCGAGACTCCGCGCCGGACCCTACCAAGATGGCGAAGCACTAGCATTCGCCTTCAAGCATCCGGACGTCTTCAGCGACATGGTCGCGGACGGGAGAGCGGAGCCGCTTCCGGAGTACGTGGAGCTGATTCAGGCGGCGCGCTACCTGGGGCACGGACGTCCGGATCTCCAGGCCACGCTTCCGGTCTACTGGACTCGTGCAGCCATTCTCATGGCCAATGCGGAGAACGAAGCGCGCGCTGAGGAGAAGGGCTGATGGCACGGACGATAGCGGACCTGGAGGTGAACATTGGAGCGAAGGGCGTGGACGCGACGAAGCGCGCCCTGGGCTCCGTCGGAGGCGCGGTTGATGGCCTTGCAGGACGCTTCTCTGGCGCGTTCGGAGTCGCGGCAGGGAATCTCATCAGTGGATTCGTCGCGAGCGCCGGTCAGTCCCTTATGGGGCTGGCCGGATCTCTCATCGGCTCCAATGCCCAACTAGAGACGCTCTCTCAGTCCTTCGCCATTGCGGTCGGAGACGCCGACAAGGCCGCGGGGATGTTCAAGAATCTCCAGACGTTCGCGGCGAACACCCCGTTTGAATTTCCGGAGTTGATTCAGGCCGCGACGAACCTGGAGGCTCTCGGCATCTCGAGCGAGACGTACCTCACGACGCTTGGCAATGCAGCCTCCGCGACCGGGAAGACCCTGGATCAAACCACCCAAGCCTTCATGGACGCCTCCGTCGGAGAGTTTGAGCGCCTGAAGGAGTTTGGTATTCAGGCCAAACGCGACGGAGATATGGTCACGTTCAGCTACATGCAGAACGGCAAGATGGTAACCAAGACAGTTGACGCGACGAACCAGGCGGTCATTCAAAGCACGCTGGGCGGGATCTGGAACGATAAATATGCCGGAGCAATGGACAAGCAGTCGAAGACGTTCGCAGGCTTGATGTCGACGCTCCGCGATAACGTCAATATGACCATGGCTAAGATTGGCAAGCCCATCTTCGACTTCGCGAAGCGCGGGCTGGAGGCCATGGTTGGCTTCTTCAAGATCTTCGACGATCAGCGGAAGGCTGGTATGGCTCCCTTCCAGGCCGCGGTCGTGGCGCTCAAGCTCAGTTTGATGAAGCTGTTCGGCGCTCAGTACTCCAAGGCGATTCGGAACACGGTGGACGGGATCGTCTCCGCGCTCACGAGGGCCAAGGACGTGGGAGCGGTCGCGTTAGGATTCCTCTCCCGGATGTTCGGCAGCGCCTTCGGGTGGATCGCTGAGAACGGCTCTACCGTGATGGCGGCGCTGAAAGGCGTCGGAGTCGCGCTTCTCGGACTGGGCGCCGCAGCGGCTGTCCTGGCTGTCGTGGGCGGTGCCTTCGCGCTCCTCACGTCTCCGATCTTCCTCATCGCAGCCGCGGCTGCCGGTCTTGGCATTGCTTGGAAGCGCAACCTGTTCGGGATCCGGGACGTCACGGCGAAGGCGCTGGCCGCCGTGGGACCGTTCCTGGATCGCCTTCGCGGATACCTCCCTCCAATTATTCAATGGGCCAAGAAGACGTGGGAAGCCTTCCGGAGCGCGTTCTCCGGCATCGTCGCCGCGGCTGGTCCGCTCCTCTCCTCCCTCGCGCCAATGCTCGGAGCGGTAGCAGGCGTCCTCAAGACGTTCGCCACCTACCTCATTGACGTGGCTCGCGGAGGGGACGTGATGACCTCCGCGTTCGCGAGTCTTCCCGGACCGGTAGGGACCGTCCTTCAGCTGATCGGGAATGGCGTGGCGATCCTCCGCGACATCGTCGTGGGGTCATTCCATGTGATCTCCGCGCTGATTCACGGCGACTTCTCCGGCGCGTGGTCCGCGCTCAAGGATATGGTCGGAAATGTCGTCGCCGATATGCAGGCGCGGCTGATGCTTCTGGGGACGCTATTTGCTCAGGTCCTCTCCGGTCTTTGGAGCGGGATCCAGGCGGTGTGGCCCACGATCTCCGGCTGGCTCTCGAGTCTCGCGAGTGTCGTCCCGGGCTACCTCTCCGACGCGCTCACGTGGTTGGCCCAAGCGGGGACGGACCTGCTGACCGGTCTGTATAACGCGATCGTGGCGTACTGGCCCACGGTGTCGGCCTGGCTGACGGAGATGAAGCCGGTCGTGCTCGGATACCTCTCCGACGCGCTGTCGTGGCTCACGCAGGCTGGTACAGATCTTGTGACCGGTCTCTATAACGC